TTTTATCCGGCGTGTTGACTCCGCCTATTCCCGTCCAATCCTCGATATATGCGATTGTCGCGTCTTTGAGGGCGTCAATATAAGCCAGGTCAGCTTCGCTTAGTGCTTTTTCGTTTTCTCGTAGCTGGCTTAGGATCAGCTCCCGCGTTATCTCGCTTATCTTCATCTTTTGCCTCCGCTTTTTTGCCTTCCACCTTCGGTGTTTCCGCTTCTACGGCTTCCGCTTCTACGGCTTCCGCTTCTGCAGCTTCCGCTTCTACGGCTTCCGCATATCTTGCTTGTATCAGGTCTCTGGCTATCTCTTCGGGCAAGTCTAAGACCTGCCCGGTGATAGCACTAAAAGAGAGACCTGCAAAGTTTGACTTCGCTATAATCTTCATATGGCCACCTCTTAGATTGATGCTGTTGACATATTGAGAACAGCAACTGCCTGCTGGTTCTGGATCTGAGCATCGAGCTCAAGCCACTCAACAACGCCGATAGCGTGCTGTGTAGCGTATTTCTCGCGGAGGATCGTTACACTATCCTCTACCAGCTTGGCAGCGAGGCCCTGTGCAGGATTGAGGTAGAATACCGCATTGTTTCCGGAACCAATCTTCGGGCACTGATCCGATGTGTAAACGGGCTTGCCGAGAATTGTTCCGGAGAAGCCGTTCTGGATCTCGTCGTTGAAGATGTAGCGGTTGTTGTTGTCTTTGAGCAGCTGAACAGCTGTGAGCGTTTCGGGATGCATAACGAAATATGCGCCTGCCTGGAATGCGCTCTTGAGCTGATTCTTGAGCTTGATGAGAACGTCTGCAGATATAGCAGATGTTGAACCTGCGTATACGATCTGGTTTGCATTTGACAGACCTACGATCTTGTGAGTGGGATCCGAAGGATCAAGGATCTCTTTGTCGATGAAGGTTGCTGCAGCTGCTGCCATCTTAGCAACTACAAAATCGACAAGGTCGATATCCGTGCTGTTAAGCAGAGAGACCGATACCTTTGCGAGAACACCCGCAAGATGTCCGGTGAGGTCGATTGAGAGAAGCTTTGTTGACTTCGCGTCGAGGTCTTCGAACTCGCTTGCATATGCAACGGTGATGTTGTCGTTTGAACCGTCGACATAAGGTATGCTGACTGTGCCCTTGACGTTGTATTTCTCAGCATCTCTGAAAAGAGGACTGATGTCCTTGATCTTGTCGATGATCTTGTTTGCGATCGTCTTGGGGATGACTGCTTTGTTGTCTTCTTTGGTGATGTTGGAATCGCCGGCGCGCTTTTTGTTTCTGATGAAGTCAGCAAACGCTCTGGTTTCCATCTCTTCTACGTTGTCCTCTACATCGTTGTCGTTCTTGACATCGATCTTTGAAAGCTTGGTTGCTCTTTCGCAGGTTTCGATAGTCTTGTCGATATCCTCGACTGCCTTTGTGAGCTCCTCGACCTTTGCGTCTTCTTCCGGAGTGAAGGCTCTCTGTTCAGTTTCTACGTTCTTTGTAAGCTGTTCGATCTGATCTACCAGATCATTTCTCTTTTCCATTAACTCTTTGAGATTCATTTTCAATTCCTCCTTAATCTGTTGATGATGTTGTGGTATTTGGTGTAATCTACCGGTTGCACCGGTGCAACTTCGGGATTTTTCGCCCGCTGCTCCGGATCTTTCGGCTCTTCGCCGTTTGCTTTGGGATCTCCTTCCAGAGTGCGGATAATATCCCGGTCCATAGCCCTTGTGACGAGCTTGTCTTTTTCCTCTGCCCTTGCGTGCACGCTTGTGCCGGCATAGACAGGGAGCATCGTGTCATCAATGAGAGACACTTCGACAAGATCAAGCTCTGTGACGATCGACCGCTCGATGTGGCTGTCGTAGTCGTATGTTTCCCGCGAGTCGAGTTGGTGGAAGCCGAAGCTCCAGCCTACCAACTTTCCGTCCCGGGCCAGCTGTATGATCTGGGGATCCGTGACTGTCGCCCTGGCATGAAGTCCGATGCTGTCCTCTTCGAGGTCGAGGTTCTCGTCTGTCGATCCGATGACTCTTGCGGAATCGTGGTTGTGGAGCATGAGAACGGGTTCGCTTCGCTTTGACAGTGCCAGTGCAAAGGTGCCCGGCTGTATCTGCTCGACAAAATCCATTCCGTACTCGTCTACCATTCGCCTTGAATCACGACCGACTGCATTGACATACCCCTCGATTTCAACCGAGTCAGCCCTTATCGTTATCTTCATTTGGCCTCTCCTTTCCTGATGTCACATCCGGGCTGTTAGGTTCCTGATCGGTTCCACTTGCCGACGCTGTAACATCGGTTTGTTCTCCATCAGGTACCGGTTCTCCATTTGCTACATCATTGATGTTGACTTTGATGCCCATATTCGGCGTGAAAATCATGCCGTTTTCAGGGTTATATAGAACATCCTGCAACCCGAGCTTGACGAAATTGAGCCCGAGTGAAGGTAGGTTCTCCTGTTTGCGGATGTCGTCGATCTGTAGGAATCCGTTTTTGTATCCGTTCGAGTAGGCTTCGTATCGTGTTTTTATGTCTGCCTTGGTCAATTCGTATGTATCCGCAGCAAAAAAGAGCGATTTTTTCTCGCTCTCCCTTAATAAATCACGGTTTAAGGCCGTGCATATTGCATTTAGCAACGGAATTATGCAGTCTTGGACGTATGCAAGTCTGTCCTGCGATGTCGCTCCTCCGTTTATGATCGACGGAGGCATATTGAAGAGTTTGCAGATCTCGGTTGCATTGCTCTTTTTGTTTTCATTGAGCTGCATTTCCACGGATGTCTCCGAAGCCTCGTTGAAGGTTACTCCATCGTTCAAAATGACGATATTTTCGCCATCGTTCTGATATAGTTTCCGGAATCCTTCTTTGAGAGCCGTTATAGCATCTTCTCCGAGCTTGTGGACCGCCTGCAGGAAGCCTTTTTTATTGCCTCCCTTCTTCACGAGTGCGTTCTCGAACTTCAAGGAGTTGTAAGTAACGCTCAGGATCGTCGCGTTTTCCGAGATAATCGATGTTCCTCTCCATCCGTTCTGTGTTCTTCGAAGTATTTTTATAAAGTCAAACGGCCTGTATGTTTTACCGTTGCAGATAATGCGGTATTCCTTGAAGATAGGATCCTCGTTATACATGAAATTGATCATGTCCGGATCAACATAGTGGAGCGATTTTACCGTGTTTTTCGCTCGGTTTATGTAAATATACCCGCCCTTGTTGGTGTAATAGTCCTTGACTATGGCTTTTTTGATATCGCATCCGGTGAAAGTGTCGCCGGTATCATAATTTATGAGGTTTACGCGGGGATCGTCGATTTTTTCACTTGATCCGTCTTCTCCGCGTTTGTAAAGATAGATCGGGACGGATGCTACCGTGTTCCCGATCGTGTTGATGCATCCGGCAAAGGTTGGAACGTTCATGGCCATCTTTCGGCTTACCTGATCGTCCTGGAGGAACGCCTCAAGCAACGTATCGGTCATCTGTACACTCTCATCCGTTTCCTTTGATCTCTTTTTGAAGTTAAATAAGCCCATAACTCACTCCTCAGATCACCTGTACAACAAAATCCATGCCGTAAAGCATTTCCTGCTGTATCAGGTATGTCGCGTTTATAGTTGCAACTACCATATCCACCTTTCCGGAGGATTTCTTTTTGTTCACGTATTTGTTCAAGTTCGTATCTGTCGTGCATTTCGCGTTCTGGAAATTGATTTCCAGAAGTCGGTTGTCGTCATATACGAATTTCTTGTTGAGTATTGACTCCAGGAGAAGCTTTGTCGGTGCGTGGAGTATCGAGCTGTGCTGCTTTATTTCCACGCATTCGATGCCCGCTGCCTCGAGTTTTTGTACTGTCGATATCGCATTCCAACGGTCATATCCCACCTGTACAATTTCCACTCCCAAGCGTTCTCCCAGGCCGAGTATGAAGTCCTCGATTTTGGTATAGTCGATAACCTCTCCTCCGCAGGGAATACAATTTCCCAGCTTTGCGAGCTTTTTGTAGTCCACGCCTTCTTTTTGGGACTTCACTTCCTCCCTGTCCTTTGGGAGAAATCCTGTTACTTGTGCGTATATATAACCGTTGTCTTCTGTGAGCATTGCGACCGACGTATTATCTTCCGAGAGGGACAGGTCAAGGCCGAGCCATACCCTGCGGCCCTTCCACCATTTGTCGTCCTTTTCTCTTTTGCAGAGCTTTACCTTCTGAACGTCGACATATCCTTCTACTCCGAGACCTTTGTAGAGGATATTGCAGTGTTTGCAGAGAAAATTTTCGCGTTTATTCTCGTAAAGAATCGCGTCTGTGCGCTTTTCCTTGAGATTTTCGAGCATCTCAGGGTTTGTGAGTGACACCGGGTTTGCCTGGTATAAAACCCTGTCGTCGTGCATCCATATATCGCCCTGTTTCAGCTCGTCGTCCGGTTCGTAAAGCAGTGAAAATATACGCTTGTTATCTCTCAGCCCGTCGAGTACCTTTTTTGCTTTGTCGACCTCGTCGATCATTCCGTTGTTGTCGTTCGGATACTCGGTGCTGATAACTATTCCGAGCTTGTTTGGGATGTTGATCTGCGATGATCTCATCGCCTCGATCGGGTACGTATCCATCCCTCCTGCTTCGTCGGCCAAAAATGCACGAGCGGTTTTTCCGTCCAGCCTGTCTTCGGAATATGCCAGAGGTTTGTACTCGTTATCATTTAGCTTGCATCTGATCTCTGATCTGAGAAGATCAAACGCAGGATCCACTTCGTCATAAAGCGCCGGAGATGATTTTATGATCTTCCGAATTGCCAGTTTGAGTTCTGACGAAAGAGCGAGATCCGGAGCAACTGAAAAGAACCGGGAGAAATCCGGTTCTTCTAGCATCAACAATATGAAAATGACTCCGGCGTTGAACGTTTTGAAGTTCTTTCTGGCAATCTTCAATATAGCCGTCGTGTAGTACCTTATGTCCTTTTTGGTTTTCATCTTGGTGCATAAGGTTGCGATGATAAAAAACCACGCATACGGTTCGATTCCTTCGTATGCCGAACAGTGAAGGTCCGGATGAACTATGAGTTTAAGCAGTCTCTCTTTCCTAGCGACAGCCTCCTCGTCGACTAGGGCCTCTTTGTCGAAACCGTCTGCTATATTCAGCCAGCTTTCCGCCTGCATTCTGACATATTTCGGTACCGTACCTCGTGTGTCGGATGCACATACAGAGGCGTATTTGTATGCCGGGTTTTTCTTATACACCGAGAGCCTCCTTCAATGCGTTCGCTTTTGTCTCCGGCTTCTTCGGGATCGCTCGGAGCGCTGATTTTATCGTCATACAGTATTCTTTTTCAAAATCTATCATCTCCGCCCGGAAGGATTTTGCGACCTGTTCTCGTTTTGTGATCGTGTCCTGCATTTTTGTGATAAGGCGGTAGTATTCTGCTATGTCGTCTGAATCCACAAACTCTTTTCTGCTGTCCCTGAGCTCATCCAGTTCTTCTTTGAGCGTCTCGACTTCCTTCTCAGCTTCGTCAAGTTTGGATTTTGTCAGACAGTATCGTCTCACTCCGGCACCGTAGATCTCGTCGAATTTCTCCAGAGCTTTGAGCAGCGGTTTTAGACGCAGAAATTCAAGATGAGCCACTCTGTCATTTCTGACTTCTGCAGTCTCAATCATCATCTTGCCGGTAAGGAGACTTTTTTCTGCTCTCTCCCTTACGGCAAGTTCCTTTTTTGTCCTGTGCGACTTGCCTTCCATCTTGATCACGGAAGCAGCCTTCGGGGGTCTTGCCATATTGAGTCCTTTCTAACTAACGCGCGCGCGGGCGAGCGTGCGAAAAACCTCATTTTGGGAATTTTTTATATGCGTTCG